AAAGGGACTTCCGCCTAACTTCGTAAATGGAGGTTCGTTCATTCCGACACGGAAAATGAGCAGAATGAACGGAAATGATTAGAGAAAGTTGCGAGTTTTCAGAACCCATGTTTAGAGCGTGTTTAGAGTTCAGAATGACCGAGATAACAACAATATACAGATGTATAACAAAAAACGATAGGAACACAGATTATGGCAACACTGAAAGCATGTGTGCAGAAGATGCGCAATGACGGGTTCTTTCCTGTCTATATCAGAGTGACGCACAACCGCACGACACAGTACATCAAGACGGACAAGATGGTGACTAAGCGAGAACTGTCAAGGAGTAAGGAAATCACCGACCCTGTAGTGATGCAGTTCTGCACTGCGCTCATTCTTGACTATAATGCGAAGTTGAACAAGACAGACACTCGCAACTGGACGGCGCGAATGGTTGTGGACTACCTGCAAAAGGGTGAGGAAGACCTGTGCTTCTCTGACTATGCGCGACGGCACATTGACAGGCTCATCGACAACGGACAGGCGAGGAACGCTAAAAACTACGAGTTGGCACTCCAGCACATGGAGCGTTACTTCGGCACCACCAAAGTGAAGTTCTCTATGCTGACCTCAACGAACGTGGCGAAGTGGATAAAGAGTTTGGAACAGACGAACAGGGCAAAGGAAATGTACCCTGTGTGCATGAGGCAGGTGTTTCGCGCAGCCATCGAGGAACTGAACGACTATGACACCGGGCTTATCAGAGTGAAGACCAATCCGTGGGTAAAGGTGAAGATACCACATGCAGACCGTCCCGAGAAGCGAGCCATCAGTGCGGAGGAGTGCCGCAGGTTCTTTTCTTCTCCCCTGCCCGAAAGCAAGATGAAGTTGCCGTTGCCCGAACTTGGTCGAGACGTAGCCATGATGGTATTGTGTCTTGGAGGCATCAACACGGTCGATTTATACAACCTGCGCAGGGAGGACTATCACGGTGGCATCATCCACTACAAGCGTGCGAAGACCATGCGCAGCCGTTCTGATGGAGCGTACTTTGAAATGCGTGTGCCGGAGATTATCAAGCCGTTGGTTGTGAAGTATGCTTCAGTACCAGGCAGTGAATGGCTGTTCAACTTCCATGACAGGCACACCACCAGCGACAGTTTCAGCGCGAACGTGAACATAGGCATCCGAAAGATTTGTGAGAGCATGGGCATTGCAAAGGAGAACTGGTATTGCGTCTATACTTTCCGTCACACATGGGGAACGGTGGCACAGAATGATTGTGGCGCGTCAATAGACGAGGTGGCTTTCGGTATGAACCACAGCGCAGGACACCGCATCACTCGCGGCTACATCAAGATTGACTTCACACCTGCATGGGAACTGAACGAGCGTGTTGTTGATTTTATCTTCTTCTCTGACCAAGCCAGCAAACAGGCAGCGCAGGAGGAGGAAAGCACGGTGTTCCGTCTGTCACCGAAGATGCTCATCAAGGCAGCAGCTTTCTTTCAAGGCAAGTGCCTCACCAGTTTTGAGGACATTGGTTGCTCAAACATCGACGAGGTGATTGCAAGACTGGTGAAAGAATTGCCGTCAGACATTCCACCTCGCTGCATCGTGCAGTTCAAGATTGTCAACTGCGACAACGGCAAGGTTGCCGTCTATGAACGGCAGAAAGGCAAAGGGTTCTAATTCTTTCCAAATTTTCAAACATTGGAAAGTTTCTTGGCTTCACCTAAACACATGGCGAAGCCTTTTTCTTTTTTCAAAAATCTCTCGCGCGTGCGCGTGATAAAAGCGACGAGAGAATATTATGTAATATAATATACGGAGTATGTTATATTACTTTATACTTTCCTTTACTTGCTATAAAATAACATGGCATTTGCTAAGCATTTGCCATAAAAAACTGATAGCATTTGCCATGTAAATAGTATGGCATTTGCCATATTTTTGCCATAAATCGCGAAATTTGGAATTTTCAACGAAATTTTGCCATAAAAACTGATAGCATTTGCCATACTTTTTTATAGCATTTGCCATACTTTTGCTATACCTATATAATAATAGGTGCTGAAAATCAGCGAGAAAAACCGTAGAGCGTTGTTTGCCCTACGGTTACTACATACAGTAAACAGTAGTAAGGATTATTCCTCAGACGGTGAAGCAATGTCTTCGCCAGCGGCGAGGCGTGCAATGCGTTCAGAGAGCGTCCTGTTTGCATCGACGATTGTCATGTCAACGCTTGTTGACTGCATCTGAGGCGTGTGGAACTTCAATAGTTTTATTTCGGCATCGACACGGCTTTCCGGGTCAAGTGTCTTGCAGTCAATGTCAAACTGCGAGACAAGTTGCCCTGTCTTCTTTCCTTTCTCGTCTTCCTCCTCAATACATGGTGTGAAGTATTTCACCGAGTGTTGTCGGAGAAACGTCTTCAATGGCTTGTCTTTGTTGGGTGTTCCTGCGGCACGACCGCCGAGCCGTCCGCGCCCATCTCCTGCTTTACGTGGCATAACTCAAAACTTAAAATGATGGTGCAAAGATAATGATGTAATTTCGCACACGACTTATAAGTTTTGTTTCACAAATTAAAAAGCATACAAGTATGTTAGGCGGAATTATAGGAGGCGCAGCTGGTGCGCTTGGTGGCATCTTCGGAGGCAGCAGTAAGAACAAGATGTTGAAGAAGATGATTGATATGATAAATCAACAGAAGCGTGAGAACCAAGACTGGTACGACCGCAGGTATAACGAGGACGCTACTCAGCGTGCCGATGCACAAGCAATACTTACACAGACGGCAGACATGATTAAGCGACGTAACCAGCAGTCGGCTGGAGCGCAAGCCGTGATGGGTGGCACAGAGGAGAGCGCAGCAGCAGCGAAAGAGGCTAATGCGAAAGCACTGTCAGACGCTACCAGTCGGATTGCTGTTGCTGGTGCACAGCGTAAAGACCAGATAGAGGGTCAGTATCGAGAGAGGCAGCACCAACTCAACGAGAAGCTGCGCGAACTTGAAGCAGGTAAAGTTGATGGCTTCGGCATGGTTAGTAATGCTATTGGTGGAGCCGTCAATGGTTTCGCCAGTGGCATGGGACTTGGATAATCACGTAAACAATATAGCATCATGGCAACAAACCTATTTGGAACAACAATACCGCGTGACGCAAAGTCATTCTACGACTTTTCGCAGAATGATGATGGCGAGCAGCCCGGAGCGACCGCGACACAGGATGATGGAGGAAGCGGCACACCTGCCCCTCCATCACTTGCCACTCCTACGCTGAATGGCAACGGCGGTTCTTCATCTTCATCAACAACCACTACCACGACGGTAACAAGCCCATACGCACAGTTCAAGGGTAACAATTACGCTGAACTGGAGGAGTTCTTGCGTGGTCAGATGGATGCAATCAAGCCCGAGACAAAAGAGGAGCGAGAGAAACGAGAGAAGCGCGAGAAGCGCATTGGCTTCCTCGCAAGACTTGCAGAGGGCTTGGGAACATTCCACACGGCGTTTTCTCATGCGCGTGGCATCAAGGCTATGGATATGCCTAAGATGTCGGCAAAAGCCAAAGAACTGTTTGAGAAAGCCAAGGCACAGCGCGACAAGGACAATGACAGACTTGTGAACTACGCTATCACCCTTGGAAACATCAAGGACAAAGACCGCGACTTCAATTTCCGTGTCACACAAGCAGAACAGCAGCAGAGCAACTGGCAGCAGCAGTTTGACGCAGGTCGCAAAGACCGTGCCGACGATGTGGCTTTCCGCGACAAGAAGTTTGACACCGACAACGAGCACTGGCAGAAAGGTTTCGATGAGAACCAGCGTCAGTTTGATGTCACTTCCAAGGAGCATGAACGTCACAACAGAGCATCCGAGGGACTTCAAGCTGCTGGTATTGCCGAAACGAGACGGCACAATAAGGCATCAGAGGGCTTGGAACGTCAGCGTATTGCTGCATCGCAGGACGGCAAATATACTGAGTTCTATTCGGGCAATGGTATGGTTCGTATTCCAAACACCCGACTGAACCAGCACAATATCTCGTATGTGTTCAGCAAAACACCGTCCGCAGGTCGCCCGACTGGAGGTTACAATATCTCAACAGGACAGACAACACCAGTTTCAGCCGACCAAATGATGGACTGGATAGGTTCAAACATCGACGACCCGAACGTGCAGAGTGCTTTGCGTGCCATCGGTGGCGTAACCACTACCGAAGACAACACACCTCCAAGCCGAAGAAACAACAACCAAAATACCCCACCAAGCAGAAGATAATTGACTATGTGGAATGACGACGATAGAAAGTGGCTCTATGAGCAAATGAAGAAGAATGGCGTAAACACTGGCAGTTACGACGACTTCACAAAGAGCCTTGACAATAAAGAAGACCGTGATTGGTACTACCAAAAGAGCCGTAGTTTAGGCTTGAATGTTGGTAGTGCTGACGATTTCGCAAGTATGATGGTTCAGCCAGTGCAGAAGCCAGCACCGGCACCAGCGCAGCCGGTAGTCAAACAGACTACAGGGCAAGTAAACCCGACCGTGAACACATCGACACAGCCCAAACAGGATGAACAGCCACAAAAGCAAGGTGGATGGCAACCCACTTGGCAGGAGAAGATGGGTATGCAGATGCAGTTGGACGAGACCATGCGCCAAGTGAAGCAGTCGCAGCAGGACTTCAATACTCGCATGGAGAATATCCGCAAGGGCAACACTTTGGGCAAGACCAGCGAAGTGAAGTTCAACCCGGAAAGCGGAAAGATGGAGCGCAAGTATTACACAACACATGGCGATGAGGTAACAACACCGCTGGAGCAGTCGCGCCTCAATATGAAATACCGTGACGAGTGGGAAGCCACAACCGAGGAGGGACGCAGGCACCGCGAGAAGCGCATACAGAATGACTTTGAGCGTCGTGTGGGTGCATCAATCGACAAGTACGACCCCGACAATGCTGCAGCAATGGTATGGCAGCAAGCCGAGGACAAATCCAATGAGGAGTTTGGTAGATACTTGGATGAGCGTAGCAAACCGTCATTGAGTAATTTCATTCGCGGTGCAGCAGATGGCACGAACGTAACAGGAGGATTGGGTGCTGATAATGTAGATACAGGCATTAAGGCATTTGCCACCCATTTGAAGTATCACGACCTGCAACGTATGGCTGATGATGCTTGGAACATGCTTGGCAAGGAGAAACAGCAGTCCATCATCGAAGATATGTACGGCGCACTGAAGAACCGTTACCCACAAGCCACAGAACAGCAGTTGCAGCAAGCAGCAACAGAAATGGCACGTGAGCAGAGCGACCGACGTATGTATGAACTGGCAGTAGCCAAGAACGCCCCTAAAGACGCAGCCGAATACTTCATCCGCAAGGTTGCCGCAGGTAACGCAATGGGAACATTGATGCAAGCAGCGGCAAGAGCGCAAGCAGGTACAACAGGCGACTGGGAAGCTCGCGAAGATGCAGAACAACGCTTTGAGAAGCAAGGACACAAGGTCGCAGGTATCGCAGGAACAGTTACAGGCTTTGCCTTAGACCCTCTCACTTGGGCATCTGCAGGTGCAGGTGGTGCAGCCGTTAAAGGCACAACTTGGCTCGGTGGCAAGATGATTGGCGAAGCAGCCATGCGTAAGTTTGGAACCACACTCGGAGGTCGTATGCTTGGTGGAGCCATTGGTGGTGCTGTGAACTTCGGTACATACGAGGCAGGAAGCGAAGCACTCGACCAAATGAAGTGGGGAGGTTACATTGACGAGGAAACAGGTGAACGCAAGGACGGTTTCTCGTTTGGCAATGTGGCAGGGCGTGCAGGACACGGCTTGATGATGGGTGCAGTAACTGGTGTAATTGCTCCATACCTCGGCAATGTAAGCGACAAACTTGTCAGAGCCACCGAAAGCACCGTTGGCAAGATGGGCATCCGTGCCGGTGAACTTGGTGTAGGTACAGTGGCAGAGGGAACAATCTTTGCCGTGCCGGAGATAATCAACACCTACGGACAATATGGCGACCTCATCAACTCACTGTCTGATGAGAGCAGCCCCAACTATATTGCAGACGAACAGGAACGTGCAGCCAAGATTGAGGAACTTCGCAACAGTCGTGGTGACGCGCTGATGGACGTTTGGACTGATAACATGGCAATGATTGCAGGTTTCAAGGCACAACATCTGTTGAAGTCTGCACCGCGTGTTATATACGACCTTGCACGCTCCAAGAACGGCAAGGCTGGTTTTGAGACACGTTTACGTTCCATTCTTGACGGACGAGGTGACCTTGCACTTACTGAGGACGAGAAGAAAGAACTGGAACGCAGAGGGTACGGCGACTTGAAAGACCTCACGGAGGAATACAGCCGTTATGCCGAAACCAAAGAAAAATATGACAAGGCTCGTCCTATCACCACCGATGCAAGCAGAATGATTGAGGGAGGCGACGGACAGGCTGAACTACCATATAACCGCTTTGTCGAGTTGATGACAGACAACAGCGTCAGCGAGGCGGCGCGTGCCAAGATGTATTACTACCTCACAGGGCATGGTCTGCCAATGTCAACCGTCATGGGTTCAAGCATCCTTGAAGACAAGGACGCAGACGGCAATGTGACAGGTTACACCGTGCAGTCGTTTGGTGCAAATGGAGTGATTACCAGTCGCTCGTTTGGCGACAAGAAACGTGCAGACGTGGAGGTGAACCGCATCAACAGGCAAGCAGAGTTGAACGGCTTTGACGTGGGTGAGCGTTATTATGACTGGCAAGGCGACAACAAGCGTATGTATGAGGCTTGCGAGAGTGTTGCAGAGGAAACAGGCGCACCTGCCAACCTTTTGTTCGACCTCATGAAGCGCAAGACCGAAGCAATGAACGAAGTTGAATTAGAGTGGGCAGAGAAAATCCTTAATGCCTACAACGGTCTTGGTGACAAATACGGTTCATCAGAAGTACGCACAGCCATCAATGATGAATTTGGTATTGATGTTGACAAGGCTATCCGTAAGGAGCGCAACCGCCGCAGCGAGCAGGAGCAGAAAGCCGTTGACGAATATGCCAGCCGCCTGTTTGCCGACGTGAAGCGCAAGCAGGAGGAAGCCGCAGAACGTGGCGAAGCACCTGTTGACCCCGATGCACCAACAAGTAACAGTCAGATAGCCGCATTACTCGGCATAGACGATGGTGAGCAGGGCGACCCTGTTAGCGCAGCTTTCAACAGAGGACACGAAGCCGACGCGCAGGAGCGTCAGGACATCGCCATAGAACTTACCGACCCAAACAATGCGGAAGCACAGGAAGCATGGAACGGTGTTGTGCAGCGCATCAACGAGGATGCAGCCTACATGGTAGCCCAGCAGCGAGAGCAGACCAAGCAGATGCAGCATACTGACGGCTCTTTGCGCCCTGCCATCCTCAAAGAGAAAGACAGTGAGGGTAACGACCAGCAAGTATATATCGTTGACGGCAATGTGCAGATGATGCCCGATGGCTCTGTTGTTGACAAGGCTTCGAGTGACAACATTGTCGTAATATATAACCCTGCCACTGGAGAACGCAAGCAGATAGACCCGTCCGCTGATACCGGCATATCTTCGCTTGGTGAGGTGACAACCGCAGAACAGCGTGAAGCCGACATCGAGCGCAGCCGACAGGAGTATGTTCAATCACAGATAGACGAGGCGCAGGGTACAGTGAGACTTGCACCTGGTCAGCAGATTGTTTTGCCTACTGGTGAGGAAGCCGTTGTTCAAGCCCTCTTTGATGATGGCAGTGCCGTTGTCAACATGGGTGACGGAACGATACAGACGGTTGATATTAAGGAGTTGCAGCGCATCAGAGACGAGAAAGCAGCAGCAGAGTATCGTCAGCGTCATGGTATCACTGAAGAGCCAGCAGCACAGCAGCCCGAAGCCTCAACACCAGCACAGCCACAGGCAGACGGACGTGTGGCAGGTGCTCCAGCCGACTATACAGCCGACATGGAGTTGACTATCCGCGACGAGGACGGCAGCGAGAAACCTGCAATGGTGATGGGACGTGTGCGCTATGAGAATGGTAGTTTTGTTCCCGATGCAAACGGAAACATCATCGAGTATTTCATGGACGGCGAGGTAAAGCACGACCATGAAGACAAACTCATTGATAAGGTTGTGAGCCACGTTGCACCTGTTCAGCCCGAACAGAGTAACAATACATCGGAAAATATTCCTGTTCAAGGCAACAATGCTGGTGAAAATATTCCACAGACACCAATAGAGACACCAGCACCTGCAGAGCCTACAAATGTTGAGCAGCCAACGGAAGTCGCACCACAGCAAGTACAGGAGCCAGTGCAGACGGTAGAGCCTCAACAGGCACAACCAGCCGAAGCACCTGCACAACCAACTGAGCAGTCAACGGCAGAGCCTATGCCTGTTGGTGAGGATGGTGAAGAAGACTGGCAAGCCACCACACCCGAACGCGCCCATGCCTACATTTTCAACGAGGCAGGACTATCACGCAGTGAGGGTAACGAATTTATTGCAGCGCAGACACAGGCAGCGCAGAGCGCACTTGTCAAGGCGAAGTCGGCACAGATGCCAAGAGTTGGCACCAGCATCAAGAAGTACAACGAGGCAAAGGCGAAACGTCAAGAGAAGATTGACGAGGCACAGCGTGTATTGGACTACTGGCAGCAAGTGCGCAACATTCAGAACGATATACAGCGTGTGGAGAATGAACGCAGAGCGGCAGAGGATGCCGTGCGTCATGATGAAGCCGTTGCAGAGGCACAAGCCGAATATGAGGCACGCAAGCAAGCCGATGCAGAGCGTAAGGAAGTTGGCAACGAGAACCCGATGCCAGTCATTACCGAGAAGTGGAACAATGCCACAAAGGTTGACGGACACCGCGACGAAATCATGCTGCCCGACGGAACACCGCTGAAAGGTCATTACGTCCTGCATGAGAGTGGTGCATCATCCCCAAGCCACAACCCCGAAACATGGCAGAAGACTGACGGTTTCCCGATGGATGCCAACGACAACAGCGTGAACGACCGCGACTATGAGCGAGACCACGACGCGCAGGAGCATACACAGAGCATTGCACGGCAGTATGACCAGCGAGCATTGCAGAGTGTTCCTGTTGTCAGCAACGGTGGTGTTGTATTGTCCGGCAACGGCAGAACGATGGCAGGTGAACTGGCAGCGCGTGACAATACAGATGGTGCATACGTGAACTATCTGAAAGAGTACGCGCCCAAGTTTGGCTTCACTGCTGAACAGGTGGGAGCGATGCAGCATCCTCGCGTCTCATTCGTTCCTGATGAGGCTATGCCATACACCGCAGAGACCTTTGCGAAGTTCAATCAGCAGGAAATGAAGTCACAGAACAAGACCGAGCAAGCCGTGAAACTTGGCAAGACAGTGAACGACGATAGTTTCAAGGGTATTGTCAGAACTATCAACGGCTATGACACGCTGGGCGACTTCTACAATGATGCAGAAGCGAGCCTTGGCGCAGTCTATGACCTGCACAATGCCGGTGTTGTTCCACAGGCACAGTTGGCAGAAATGGTTGACGGTGTTCGCGGACAGGAGAAACTGAGTGCCGTCGGTCGTGAGTTTTTGGAGAATATGCTCATCGGCAAAGCCTTTGAGGGCGACCCCGAAGTAGTGCGTATGCTCACGGCAGAGCCAGCCATGCGTCAGACCGTTATCACCGCACTTGGTGAGATTGTCGATAACATTGCCCTTGGTGGCGACTGGTCTTTGCAGGGAGAGTTGGCAGATGCCGTGAAGTTGTGTTTTGATGCACGACAAGGCGGTGCCAAGTACGGCGAGATAGTCAGCACATACGCACGTCAAGGTGTGTTGTTCGCTGACCCCGACGAGTTGCAGACCGTAGCAGACTTCAATAATGCTACCATGCTGATGCTTGCTGACGTGCTGAATGACAAGCGCGTTACCTTGCTGAAGACTACACTTCAATTATACAATAACAACGCGAGACAAAGCGCATCTGGACAAACTGACCTGTTTGCAGGTGGCATTCAGAGCCGCGAGGACATCTTGCGAGACGTAATCACATTTATAAACGAGAATTATGGCAAACGAAAAGAAATCGAAGCAGCCCGGGCAGAAGCCGTGGAGCGAAGAAAAGCAGAGAGCGTTCAACAAGATGGCACTCCTCCAGCAGTCAGCACAGATGGCGAAGCAACAGCAGAACCCAGTGCCGAACCTGCACCAGTAGAGGCAGAACCTGTTGAGGCTACCGAACCAGTAGAAGCAGAGCCTAATGCCGTGCAAACAGCATTGGCAGCAGCAGAGCAGGAAACCAATACCGAGCCTACCGAAGCGCAGAAAGAAGCTGGTAACTACAAGAAAGGACACGTCAAGATTGATGGCTACGACGTTACCATCGAGAACCCGAAAGGTTCTGTTCGTCGTGGAACTGATGCCAGCGGCAAGCAGTGGGAGCAGGAAATGCAGAACACCTACGGCTACATTCGCGGCACTGAGGGTGTTGATGGCGACCACATCGACGTGTTCTTCTCCGAAGACCCCTCGCAGGGTGATGTGTTTGTCGTTGACCAAGTGAACAAGGACGGCAGCTTTGACGAGCACAAGGTGATGTATGGCTTCCCCGACATCGAGAGCGCACGAAAGGCATACCTCTCCAACTATGAAGACGGTTGGCAGGGACTTGGTGCCATTACTCCTGTCAGCAAAGAGGAGTTCAAGAAGTGGATTGACAGCAGCCACCGCAAGACGAAGCCGTTTGCGGAGTACAGCAGCGTGAAGCCTCTTGGCGACACCCAACTTGGTGAGCAGCCGACCGCAGGTTACTCCATCGAGCCGACCACCTACACCAACAAGAAAGGTAAGACCACACCGATGCACCTTGTTACTTTCGGCAGAGAGTTGTCGAAAGATGAAATTCGTGCCGGCAAGGAACTCGCAAAAGAGAGCCGTGGTTGGTGGGATAGAGAGAAAGGCGGTTTCATGATGCGCGACGAGGACAGTGCGAAAGCACTTGCAGAGGCTTTGAGCAATGAGGAAGCCGTGCAGGACGCACAACCTTTGTCAGTGGCAGATGTGGCAACAGTCACCGACCAGGCAGATATGAAAGCCGTTGATGAAACCATCAAGGTAGAGCAAGAGCCACAGACCACTCCACAATATGACTATGACCGCGAGGATGATGTCTATGACAAGACACTGACAGGACTTCGCAACGTACTCAATGACCGCAAGCGTGGAGCAATACCCAATATCAAGAGTATTGAAAATATTATCCGTGACCTGCGCAAGCGTGCCAAGACCATTGAGGACGGCATGGCTACCGCAGCAGGTGAGACCATTCCACAGGCATTTGACGCACTTGCCAACCTCAACGGACGCAGAAAGGCATACGAGCAGTTCCTTGTTGACATCCGCAAGAGGATGGCAGAGGATGAGCGCGACGATGCCCTTGCCGCTCATGGTGTGAAGTTGGGCGACAAGGTTAAGATTAGAGGCAAGGAGGCAACCATCCACGATGCAGACGCAAGACAAGTAACGCTTGATGTGGGCTTGGCACCAGCCCTGTATGAGGTTGCGGACTGGGAGAATGTGGAAGTACCCAAACGTGAACCTGCGAACCTACAGCCGAAGAAAGTCAATGTAGAGAACCTTATGGGTGAACTCAACGAAAAGGGCGAAGCCAAGTTGAGCGACCACATAGAGGAACCGCAGCAGGAAGAAAGCACCGAGCAGCCCAAGCAGGAGGAGAAGAAAGCCAAGAGCAAGTGGGTTGACGATGCAGATGCAGAACGCTTTGAGGAACTTCGTAGGCGTTTGCGTCAGAAACTTGGTGGTCAGTTGAACATGGGAGTTGACCCCGAAGCGTTTGCCCTTGGTGTGGAAATGAGTTACCTCATGCTGAAACATGGCGCACGAAAGTTTGCCGAGTTTGCCAAGCAGATGATTGAAGCCCTTGGCGAGAATGTGCGTCCGTATCTCAAATCATTCTACAACGGAGCGCGTGACCTGCCCGAAATGGCAGAGTATGAAAAAGAACTGACCCCTTACGACGAGGTACGCACATTCGATGTGATGAACTTCGACAAAGAGGGTGCAAAGGATATTGTTGCCACCGCTGAACACATCGTGCGCGAGCAAGCAGCCGAGCGTGAGGCAAAAGAGGCGACCGACAAACTAAAACAAGAACGCAATGAGCAAAGAAAAGAAACAGAGCAAGAAGTCGCAGCAAATACAGAGGCTCTTGCAAGCGAAGCAGCAACTGTTGCAAGCGAAGTCGAAAGTAAACTCCCGTCTGCAAGAAGTGAGCGAGAAGTAAACGACCTTGCAAAGAACATTGACGATGCTATCGACAAGGTGAACGACCAACTGGCATTGCTTGGTTACTATGAGGCAGAGCCAGTGGAGAGCGACTTCAACGAGGCATACGGCTACATGCGTAATGCCGAGAAGAAAGCCGTGAAGAATGTCACAGAGTTGTTTAAGACGCTGACAAAGGAACTCGGCATCAGCGACCCTGTTGTGTATGATACCAAGGGCAAGAAGCAAAAGAGCGTGACGGCAAACATCGCACCTGCAGGTGGTGATGTTACCATGCGCTTTATGCTCAATCGTGATAAAGGCGTGGAGTTATATATAGACTTCATGCTGGAACCCGATTATGAAAATAACCGCGACAACCTTGTGCTGAAAGGTATCATGTACCGTCCAGAGAAGAACCTACCTAACGGAGGACGTGATTACCTACGTGCAAATAACTTCTTCCCTGTTGATGTTACCGTGCCACAGATGTTGCATGGTATCAGAAGCGTGTGTCAAGAATGGCTACCAGCAGAGGACTATGTAGCAATGGCGCAGCGTGTAGCAGCGGAAAATGCAGGAAATCAGAAAGAAAAAACATCGAAAGATAGTAAATCTAAGAAAAAATCAGTATCTTTGCAACAACAAACAATCCCCGATTTGTTCAGTGGTTTGTTTGGTGAAGAAGATAGTAACTTAAAACCAACGAGCAATGAGCAAGAAGTACACGTACAACCTCGCACCAGCACTACCGAGCGAGAAAGAGGACACCAACGCGAACAGAATGAGCCGTTGGGAGAGAGCAAACAACATGAAGATGAGCGACCTGACACAGGACGAGTGGCTGGACGTAGTGGAAACGATACTAAGTCTGACACCGCAGGAGGCTCGCGAGTATCTGAACCATCTGATGGCAAGCGAAATGTAAAACCTGCCAAGCCCGAACCTGCACCACTTGCAGAGAGCGAGCGAAAGAATACCCACAACAATCATGCCGAGCGCGGAACTGATTACGCGCCTAAAGGCACAAGCGCACGTATCGAAGCCAATATAAAGGCTATCGAGACGATGCAGCGTCTTATCGAGAGTGGCGAGCCAGCCACTCCCGAAGATATGTCTGTGCTTCGCAAGTTCAGCGGTTGGGGTGGCTTGGGTGCTGCTTTCAAGGAAAAGGTAAGTAGCGGTGATAGTGGCTACAACCCACGTCTGCGCGACGACTACCAGCCAGCCAACCCGATTAACGCACGTCTGCGTGAGTTGCTTTCGCCCGAAGCATACGAAGCCGCCAACATGAGCCGTAACAGTGCGTATTATACTCCTGCACCAGTTATTGATGCCATGTGGGACGTTGCGCGAGCAATGGGCTTCCGTGGAGGAAACGTACTGGAGGGAAGTGCCGGTATCGGCAATATTATCGGTCTGATGCCAACTGACATGAGTGAGCGCAGCAACATTCATGCAGTAGAGATTGACGAGACCACAGGAAACATTCTCTCTCTGCTCTATCCCGATGCCAATGTAGAGGTGAAAGGATTTGAGAAAACATTTGTTCCTAATGGAAGTGTTGATTTGGCTATCACCAATGTACCTTTCGTTACAGGCTTGCGTGTGATGGACGAGACAGGCGACAAGGATTTGTCACGTAAGTTCCATGACATTCACGACTTCTGTATTGCCAAGAATGTGCGCAAACTCAAAGAGGGAGGCGTTGGCATCTTTATTACGTCAAGCGGAACACTTGATAGCCCGAACTCCGCAAAACTCCGTACATGGTTGGTAAATGAGGGAGGCGCAGATGTTGTCGGTGCTTTCCGTATGCACAACCAAACATTCGGTGGAACTGGCGCAACCTCTGATATTATTGTCATTCGCAAGCGCGTGAATGGTCGCAAGAGTGCCAACGCCATAGACGTGAGCGGCACACTGCCCATCCGCACCGTGAAGTACAACACAGGTGAAACAAAGCGTGGCAGCAGTGAGGTAATAGTCAAAGACCTTGCGCTTGACGTAAACAAGCACTTTGTGGAGCATCCCGAAGACATGGCAGGTGAAATGGCTTTCGCATTTGAGAAAGGTGACACCTACCGTGCAACCAGCAAGGCACTCTATCCAAGTCCGAGCATCAACCAAGAGCAGCGTCTGTCAGAGTGGGCGCAGCAGTTCAAGGATATGGACTGGGACAAAGCAGAGGAGCGCGAGAGCCAGCAGGTAGTGTATGAAGATTTGGGTGAAGATGTCAAGGAGGGCAGCATGTTACTTGACAGCGACGGCAATCTGTGTCTTGCACAGAGAGGAAAAGCCGTTCCTATCAACGTCAATGCCAACAAGGTTAAGGGACACACCAAGGCAGAGTGTTTCAACGCTTACAAGGCTATCAAGGATGCACTTGCCGACGTGCTGGAGTATCAGACTACCCACAGCGACGATAGCGGTTTGCAACAGCGTCTTGCCAAGTTGAACAAGGCATACGACAGTTTTGTCAAGACCTACGGACATCTGAACAAGAACACTTCCATTTCTTTCCTGCGTAGCGATATGGACTACCCAAGTATTGCCGCATTGGAGAGCGTGAGCGAAACAGGTGACAAGAGCGGAAAGCGTATTGTTACCTACGGCAAGACTGACATTTTCAGCCGTCGTGTCGTGGAGACCGAGAGCGAGCCGAAGCCGACAACCATTAAAGACGGTATCATTGCCAGCATCTATCTTAACGGACGTGTCGATGTTCCATATATCGCTGAGCAGTTGAACATGAGCGATAGCGATGTGCGCCAGCAGATTATTGAAAGTGGACTTGGCTTCGAGAACCCGACCACAACCGAAATGGAAGTGTCGTATGAATATCTCAGTGGCAATGTTCGTGAGAAGTTGCGCCAAGCCCAAGAGAACAACACGGACGGACGTTATGATGCAAACATCAAAGCACTGGAGCGTGTTATCCCGAAGAACATTCCTGCACACCTCATAGAGTTTACACTTGGCTCGTCATGGGTTGAGCCAAAACTATATGAAGATTTCGTAAAGGAGCGCACCGGGCTTGACGTGAAGTTGACAAATGCAGGTGGTACATGGATAATGAGTGAGCCATACTATACGAACACCGAGCAGAACAAGGCAATGGGTGTTATCAGTGAGAAGTGTGACAAGACCATTCTCGGACATGAACTTATCAAAGCTGCTATCACCTGCAAGAGTATCAGCGTTACCAAGACTATTTCCACAGGCTACGGAAGCAGTAAGACCACCGAGACGATTGTGGACAAAGAGGCGACGATGGCTTGTGCCAACAAGATTGACGAGATACGCCAAGACTTCAAAGACTGGGCGCGTGGCAAGATGCAGGGCGACCCCGAAATGTCGGAACGCATGGAACGTGTCTATAATGAACTGTTCAACAACAGCGTACCAAAGGAAATTCCCGACGAGTTTGTGCCGGAGCATTTCGGAGGTGCAGCCACCGTTGTTAATGGTAAACCATTCAAGTTACGTCCGCACCAGGCAAAAGCCGTTATCCGTGCGACGACACAACCGCTGATGCTGGCTCATGAAGTCGGTACAGGTAAGACATACACCCTCATCAGCACAGCAATGGAAATGCGCCGTCTTGGTACAGCACGCAAGCCAATGATTGTTGTGCAGAACGCTACCGTAGGACAGTTTGTCGCCAGTGCAAAGGCACTCTACCCCAATGCCAAGATACTGACCCTTGAAGATGCAGACCGCAACGCCGAGGGAAGACGTAACTTCTATGCCAAGATACGTTACAACGATTGGGACATGATTGTGGTGCCTCAGTCTGTGTTTGAGCGCATCCCCGACAGCGAGGAGCGTCAAATCCGCTTTATCGAGGACAAGGTGGAAGAGAAGATGATGGTACTGGAGAAAATGCGAGAAGCAGCCAATGACGACCGCGACCCAGTATTGCGCCAAGCCCAGCGAGAGTTAGACCAACTCAACGACGAACTGAACGACCTCAAACTGGCATTGCAGGAGCGTAAGGCAGGTGGCAAGACCGAAAAGGACGAGAAGCGCGAAGCCAAGACAAGGCAGAACGCGATGGTCAAGGCACAGGAAATGCTCGACCGCGAGACAGACGATGTTGCCAACTTCGATGATATGGGTATTGATGCCTTGCTCATTGACGAGGCACACGAATATAAGCACCTCGGCTTTGTAACTGCTATGCAGCGCGGAGTGAAAGGTGTTGACCCATCATATAGCAAGAAGTCGCAAGGTGTCTATCTGAAGACGCAAGCCGTGCTGGAGAGCAAGAACGGCAAGAATGTAGTGTTTGCCACTGGTACACCTATCAGCAACACCGCAGCAGAGATATGGACGTTCATGCGCTATCTCATGCCAGCCGACACCATGCGCGAGTACGGCATCTATTATTTCGACGACTTCGTGCGCAACTTCGGCAATATCCAGCAGATGCTGGAATTTTCCACCAACGGCAAGTATAAGGAGAACAACCGCTTTGCAGGTTATGTAAACCTCCCCGAACTTGTGCGTATATGGGCAGGTGTCGCCGACACCGTGCTGACACGTGAGGCTGGAGGCGTGAGCGACAAGATACCAAAGATGGACGGTGAAAAGGCACAGGACATCTATTTGCCACAGACGAAAGCCCTGCGTGGTGTGATGAAGTTTGTGAAAGACCAACTCGACGATTACGAGAAGATGAGTGGCAAGGAGAAGAAAGAGAACAGTCACATTCCTCTTGTCATGTATGGTATTGCCAAAGCCGCTGCCGTTGATGCACGTCTTGTACTTGAAGATGCAGCAGACGAGCCGAACAGCAAGACCAATGAAGCCGTGCGTCAGACACTTCGCAGTCTTGAAGACACCAAGGAATATAACGGCACTGTTGCCATCTTTGCGGACAACTATCAGAACAAAGCGACAGGCTTTAACCTTTATGAGGACATTCGCAAGAAACTCATTGATGCAGGTGTACCCGAAGCCCAAGTTGTTGTGATGAAGTCCGGCATGAGCATCAAGAAGAAACTTGAAATCTTCGATAAGGTGAACCGTGGTGAAGTCCGTGTTATCATGGGCAGCACCTTTACGCTTGGCACTGGTGTGAACATCCAAGAGCGTCTGCACACCCTCATCCATGTTGATGCACCAAACCGTCCAATGGACTACACTCAGCGCAATGGACGTATTTTGCGTCAAGGCAACCTGCATAACGAATGGGGAATACCAGTCCGTGTACTCCGTTTCGGTGTTGAAGACAGCCTCGACGTTACTGCCTACCAGCGTTTGAAGACCAAAGGCGCGATAGCCGACAGCATCATGGAGGGCAAGAAGATGATGAGCAACTCAATGGAGAACCGTGTGCTGGAGGAGGAACAAGACCTGTTCGGCGACATCACGGCTCAGTTGTCGGGTAGCCAGTACGCTCTGCTGAAGAACCAAGTGGAGAAAGAAGTGAGGAAGTTGGAGGCACGCAAGAAACAGTGGGAAGCCGACCAAACATACGTTCACAATCAGAAGCCACGTCTGAAAGCACTCATTAAGGATAGTGAGGAACGAGCAAAGCGCAATAAGGAAGCCCTTGCCAAAGTTGAGGCTGCAAAGAATGATGGTATCACCATCGGCAAGATGAAATTCCCATCACTCGACGCAATGGGCGACTATATCAAGGACTACAACAGTAAGCAGCGCGAGCAGCAGGAGCAGGTACGCACAGCATCTGGTTATCAAGCCGAAGCCAAGAGCGACCTCACTGTTAGCGTCGGAGGCTTTGACTTCCATATCCATCGTGTTATCACCAAAGAGCAGAAGCAGGAGAAAGGACAACTCTCATTGTCATTCTTCTCTAAAACTCAAATGACATATTCCTGCCCGCAACTCGGACTTGAAGACGTGCCAGTAGATGGTCAGCGTTTGAAGTCTGCGCTGGAGGACATCCTTGAAAACGTGTTGAGCGGTGATGATTTCCGCGAAAAGGCAGAGTATGCCGATAGAGCCGCAGAAAGATACAAAGGTGAGTTACAGCAAGTAGAGGCGCGTGACGGCAAACCGTTTGAGTATGCCGACGAGTTGAAGCAAGCCAAAGAGAAACTTGCCGAGTATGAGGAACTGATGAAAGCGGAAATGGCAGAGAAAGAAGCCAAGTATGCCGAAATGGATGCTTCTGTTGAAGCAGCAAAGGGCGTACAACTTTCCGACGAAGACAGCGACGATGTAACAGAGGACACCGCAAATTACCGCATCCGCGAGGACGAGCCACCTACAAAGACAGGTATCGGCTATAAGGTGTTTGTGTTGAAAGATGGCAAACTTTATCCTCCTATGGTAGCAAACCCGAACGGTGAGGCTACCCCAGTGGGTGTATGGCTTGATGCAGATGCAGCCCCAGTTGCAGGTGTTACAAAGACAGGTCGCCAGCAGGTTAAGGCAGGTGGCAAGGGAACACAGGGAGGTAGCGGCAAGTTGGCATACCGTCCCGGTTGGCACTTGGGCGAGATACCTTATGCACTCCAGTTCAACCGCATGAACCCCGAAACAGGACAGCGCGAGTTGTTCCCTGCAAACTTTGTGTGGGCAGAGGTGGAGTATGCAAACGATGTGGACTACCAAGAGGAAGCCATGAGTTACGGCATGAACGCAAGCGGAAAGTTCCAACACTCGCTTGCAGGTCTGCCACGACTGCCCGAAAATGGCTCTTACAGGTATCGCACCAATCCCGACCCGAACACAGACCCTTGGGTTATCACTGGTGCCATGAAAGTAAACCGCATTCTTAAACCGAGTGAGGTTGATGCAATGGTAGAAGCCGCAGGTCGTGAGCCTCAACAGCGACAGGCTGGTGCCATCACTGACGAACAGGTGGAAGCACTTAACGCCAAGGTGAAGCGTACCATGCAGGAAGACCGCGACATGATGCGCAGTGCCGTTCAGCAGATGGGTGAGAAGTTGCACACGGACATCAATATCATTGAGGACGTGAACGAAATCACACACCCCAATGCAGCGGTGCAAGAGCGTAGGCGCAAGTCCAAAGGCTGGTATGACACAGCCACAGGACAGGTGAACATCGTTCTTGACAACAACAAAAACATTGACGATGTGAAAGCCAGTGTCGGGCATGAGACTATTGCCCATAAGGGTTTGCGTGAACTTGTCGGTGAAGAAAACTATGACGAGTTCCTTGACGAGACCTATCAGCATTTGCGCGACGACTTGAAAAAAGGCGTTGATGATGCTGCAGGTCGTGCCTTTATCGACGATACGACCAAGAACGGAAAGCGTGCCAAGAGTTACGAGCAGCACAGACGCACCGCTGTTGACGAGTTGTTTGGACGCATGGCAGAGAAACCGTTTGAGGAGTTCAGCGAGGGCGAGCGTACCTTATGGCAGAAAATCAAAGCCACCGTCCGCAGATTGCTTGACAAGTTCCTTGGCTCGTTGAAGTTGCCAAAGTGGTTTGAACTTGGCGACAACGAACTGCGTTACATCTTGTGGCGCAGCAAGGAGCGTTTGGAGCGTGGCAAGGAACACCCAATAGACCTTGCGCGTGACATCGTGAAGCGTGAGGAACTTGGGTTGACTGATGAGGCGCGTTACAACATGGGTGATGCTCCAGAGACTTTCAAGGCGCGTCAGAGACGAGCCGTTGAAAACAGAGGAACGGTTATGCCTGGTCTTAATGGCGCGAAATTCAAAGTCGTTGAAGTTCCTCGTCACCAATATCAAGGTCGAGATGTTCTAACACAAGCACGTGATGCCGCTATTGATAGATACTCTTCGATTGGTGACGGGAAAAAACGTGAATTGAAATCATTGCATTATGACAACCATGGAGCAACTTTTGACTATGTAATTAGTCCGAAGTCTTTGACAGAGGCTGCAAATCATGCAAGTGACAGTGATAATATCGGTGTTCATGCGGCTGTCATGGATAAGTTGGATAAGGTTATCAATGAGAGTATTGAGATTGAAGAACACCCCGACATTAAGAAAAAAGATGGTGAACGTAAGTGGGACAATGGATTTAATAAAGGTATCCTAATGCACCGTTTCGCTGCCGCAGTAAGGATAGGTGATGAAATATATCGTGTAAAGACCACGATGAAAGAATACGAGAACCCACAGAAAGCGAATGGGCACTATACCTACGAGGTTACAAAAATAGAAGTGCTGGATGAACAATCCAACACTCCTAATGGTCGCTCAAACGTTTCTGATGTATTCGTGAGCGGTGCAAAGTTACTAAATACGCGGTGCAAAGTTACTAAAAAGCATGATAAAAGCAAAATTTATTTGGCTATTCTCGCTTTTCTTCGTATCTTTGCACCAACGAAAACAAGTTAGCATC